CATTGAGTGCCGAGTGGGCCGTCGATACGCTCGAAGGCCATCCACTCCGTCAGTTCTCTCGAACTGATTCCCGCGAGTCCCTCGGCAACAGATCGCCATCCGAGTGCGAGGGCGAGTCTGAAGTAGAAGACCCGTTCGGGCCGTCGGTGAAATCCTCGGTCAACTCGTCGATGTCCGAGTCACTGAGACCGTTCATCTCCTGGCACTTGTCGAACACCCGCCCAAGTGCCTTGGCCGACCGCTCGCCGAGCATCCTGACGTCGCCGGAGTTGAACAGCCGGTTACCCTGCTCGTCCACCGCGCACCACGTGACCATGCGCGCGCGGAAGTTCTCCATGTTCGGCCGTTTGCTGTTCCCCTTCGGCGCCATGGACGCCTCGAACCGGTCGCGCTCGGTGCCACTCAGACCCTTCAGCCGGAGGACCCAGGAGTCCGGGTCGGGGTCACCTTCCGGCGCCCATTCGGGGACCGGTACCTCGTCGTACGCCTGGTCCTTGGCCTTGTGGATCTCTTCGCGTCCCAGGTACGGCATAGCGATCTCTCCTCGTTTCGGTCCTGCGATTACTCGCCTGTTCGGTGCGGATCGGTGCGGATCTGTAAGGCGGGAAGAACCGGGTGACCCGCACAGGACCCGGTTCCTCCCTCGGTGGTGCAGTCTCGGTCAGTTTCCGGCGCGGCCGATGGTTTCTGCCGCGTCCTCGAAGATTTCCTCCATCCTGCGCTGGATCATAGGCTGCCCGGTGGCGATGGTCTCGCGGAACCAGTTACCACCGGTCTCCTGCTCGACCCACACGTGCCGGTTGCCGAACACCGGGTGACGCCACCCCCGGTTGATGTCCAGGTACGCCGGTATGTTGATCTCGTCCTTGTCGTTCATGGACGTGGTGATCTGGACGCCGGTCTTGGTCAGCTTCGTGCCGACACCTTGAGCCACCCGGGTTCGCAATCCGGAGTGCTTCGAAGTGTAAGTGGGGATACGCATGACCTCTTCGGCCGCCTGCCGGGAAAGGGTCTCGCCTACTTCACGGATCTCGTTCCGGAAGTTCTCGGCCAGCGTGGCGCTCTGCCGTCGTAGCTCAGCCTCAACACGCTTCCACTCAGGACCCGTTGCGACGGTCATCCTGATAGCGCCCGGGGTAGTGCCTGGCATGGTCACTCACCGCCCGTACGAGGTGTTGGCCGGAACAGCTTCCGGGTGATGGCACCAGCCGCCGCAACCCACGCCATCCGCGTGGTATCGGTGAGGCCATCCCAGTCCGGCATGTCCCTGCCGTCATGGGTCTTCCACTCGGTCCACTCGCCATAAGCTTCGTAACCGGCGCGCGCAACCTCCGAAGCGCGCACGCCGGTGCTCGGCTTGTTGTCGCCCGGGTTGGACGGCATGGGCTGTTACTCCTCGTCGGTCAGGCCGTGGCCCGTGTGATGCCGGTGCGCTGACTCGGGAACGTGACCTCGGTCTCGGAGAGGTCGCCCACCGAACCGGCCAGCGGCTGGTACTCCAGCACGATGCACGTGCCGGTGAACTTCGGGTTGGTAGGAGAGGCTGCCGCTGCCGTCGGCCGTACTTCAACGGTGAACTCGGTCTCACCGTCGTACAGCGCGAACAGCGTCTCATCCACCTCGCCGGACGCGTAGTCCTGCTGGAACGTGACCACGAACGAGTCGTCCTTGAGGCCCGCGATACGCTCGCGACCCTGGCCGGAGAAATTCGTCGTCTCAACCTCGTCCTTGACGAAGTTGATCTCTACCGAACTCGCGTGGTCCGACAGGTTCACACCATTGATGATCACCTGGCAGTCGCGCAGCACCGTCTTGGCCATGGCTACTTACCTTCCTCAAGGCCCGAAACGGGCTGGTCGTCCTGCTCGGTCCATGGCGCGACGTGGTGACTGCGCCGTAGTGCCTCGTACTGCCCGTCCGTCAGGGTCAGGACCACACGTCCGCCAGGGGCGACGCCCCCGACTTCCTTCGGGCCGGTCACCTTCAGCTCGCGCTCGGTGGGCTTCTCGGCACCGGCCTTGACCGGCGGTACCGGGTTGGGGGGGAAGTCGTCGGCCGGAGGTTCGGAGGACGGCGCCTTCTTCCGGGCCGGAGCGGCAGGCCGATCCTGGATCTTGGGGGCTTCTGCCGGTTCAGCAGCCTTTCGCTGTCGTGCAGGTGTCATCGCTCGACCACCGCCATCGTCACGCCTACCTGCTGAGATGTCGTAATCGTGACTACACGAGTCGTGGGGTCCTGCATCTCCTTGATCAGCGGGATACGGATCTCACTTGGAACGATGTTCCCTGCGCCGCCACCAGCCGCGAGGGTGTACGACTTGTCTTCATGCGCGACGCCGAACGCATCAGTGCCAGGCGTCACCACGATGACTGTGGTGGCTGCCGAGTGAACGGACCGGTACTCCACCCACACGTTCGGAGCCGGAGCCACAGTGTCGGACGCCGTGGCCGCTGAGAACGTGGGTCCGGCGCCGGTCGCTACCGACATGGTCTGCTTCGTGCGGAGAGACATTCTGGATCACTCACTTCCCGGAGGTGCGGACCGTCAGCCGCACGATCGCGCCGACATGTTCGATGCGGGCCGTCTGGAACTTCCCGCCGTACTCCCGGACGCCCGAGCAGTGGGCGTCGTCCACTCCGGCCAGACCGAGGTCCGGGTTCTCGTAGAACACCCGCCGGAGCGACCGGGCGCCGGAACCGCTGATGTACTGATCGAGTGCACCCTGGGCAACGGACGCTTCGGTCCGGGCCACCAGAACGTAAAGATCGAAGTTCCAGGTATCCATGCCACGGCCGAACGCGCCGCTGAAATCGGCAGTGTCGCGAGCAGGCATCACGACCATGGCCGGTACCTGCACCACGTCCGCCACGTCGTTGAAGCCACGCAGTCCGGGGATGCTGGTCTGCACCGTGTTGTCTATCGCCCGCCGGATCTCTCCGAGTGTCGGCATGTGATCACCCAACCAGGATTCGGTCGACGACGTACCGGCTGAGCTTGTTCTGTGCCATCAGGTTGTCCTTGACCCGGATGGTGCCCCACTGGTCGGACCCGGCCACCCCGAAGGGTGAGTCCTTGAGCTGGAAGGTGGCACCCGCCATGATCAGACAGGACTGCTTCACCGGCGCCGGTACGGCGTTCCAGCCCCATTGCGCCGTGACCCGCATACGACCGCCGCGCCGGAACGCCTTCGATCCTCCGGCCCTCATCTTGATCTTGTTGTAGGGCCAGCCGGTCTGTCCGGACACGACCCCGTTGAGAGGGTGGAGTTCGTAGTCGGCTGCTGCCCACGTGGTGTCGTACGTGCCAGTCTCGCCAGTCGATTCGATTACCAGGCTGGTCGTCGTGAAGAAGTCATCGACGATCACATGACGGGAGTTCAAGATCGGGAACTCACGGGCCGTGGCCGTCGTGGTCTTGTTGAACTGACGGTTGCAGAACTGTTCGATCTCTTCCGACACCGACTCCAAGGCCTGAGTCAGAGCCGAGTTGAAACGATCATCTTCCTGCATAGAAAGGTAGGTACGGAGATCGTCAAGCTCTGCGTACGGGTCTCCGATGTCTCCCACGTCCTACCTCCCGTCCGTCCTGAAAAGACCGTCTGACCAGCCAAAACTCTTTTGATCTTACCCTTGGGGCGCGGGGGTCCGCTTGGCAAACGATCTCGTCAGGCGGACGCCTGTAGCTTTTTTGTAGCAAATCAGGGTGGTACAAAGACCGGCCCTGAACGCCTGCATATCAATGCGCCGAAGCGCGCTGATATGCATGCGATCACGTCTTGCGGGGACCGCGACGAGGCGCTGAAGCAGTCTTGGCCGGTACCGCTTCGGCCTTCGCTTCAGCCGGTGCGGCCTTGGCTTCGGCCTTGGGCTCCGCCTTGGGTTCCGGCTTTGCTTCCGCCTTCGGCGCCTGCCGAGCAGTTTCGACGTCGTAGTGAACGTCGATCTCCTCGAACATCGACTCGCGGCCTTCGAGCAGGGGGTGTCCCTCGCGGACCCGGGTGACGCCACCCCGAAGGGTGACCCGGTCGCCGCTTTCCAAGAACACAACCGCGCTTTGCTTGGCGATGTAGATTTTTCCGGCCATGACTTCCTCCTAGGGTGGGCCGGTGAAACGGGGGTCCGGATCTTCGGACCCCCGGATCATCAGGAAGCCTTGCCCTTGAGAAGCCGGAAGGCGTTCGCGTCGAGGACCTTGGACCCGTTCCGCCAGATCGCGTACAGACCACGCTGGCCGGAAGGCCGGTTGTTGGCGGTGTGGAACAGATGCGGGATCAGCTCGACCGACATGCCGATTCGGTCCACGATGAGGAACTTCTTGAAGTCCCCGAGCAGAGCCAGGTTGGCGTCGATGACAGGCGCACCGGTCATGGTCGAAGCCTCGTACACCGGGTAGTCCACCAGGCGCGAGGGACGGCCCTCTGCCAAACGGGCCCACAGTTCGCCACCACCGGACGTGTCGATCTGCCGGACGCTGTTGTAGAACGCCTTATTGGCGAGCCACGACGCGTTCGGGGTGTGACGCGGGGGAAGATCGTCCACCGCCGCG